AATAATGCGTGATCGAGCCACTAAAACTTGCTAGCCCGTTGAGGAGCCTGCGACTTTTCTCGCTCAAGGTCTTTAACCCACCCGTTTAGCTGGGACAGGTTGCCAAACTCCTGCATAAGCACGTCATCGCCCCCGATAAAGGACTTGTAGACGCGCCAGTACCAGCGATGGCGGGCCAATCGGTATCCAAAATGGGAAAGCCGATCTCTTAGGTCGCGCCCGTAGTGCGAAAGGCCAAAGTCGATCAGTTCTCCAGGTAGCTTTACTCTTCTAGGTTGCATGGGTCGATAATTGCGTGGGTGATAAAGGTGCTTTCTGCTTGTGTGCCAAAGCGAAGCTCAAACTTGCAGCCGCACATCGCTTCGGCGGGGACGACAAGATCTCTCTCGTCAGGGTCTTTCTGCGAGGGCATGGTCCTTATAGGAGCCTTGAGTCGCACAAATGGGATGTGACACAAAGGGCACATGACGTAAGAAGAGTAGGCCCACCCCGGCTCGGGGTTTGTCATCAACGGGTAGGATCGTAGGTCTAAGATTCTGGGCTCTTCTTCGTGCATATTAGTCTTCTAACAGGGCTTGCCAGATGCGGCTAATTGCCAGACCCCATTCCGGCCCGTG